CACCTTCACCAGTAGCACCTTCACCAGTAGCACCTTCACCAGTAGCACCTTCACCAGTAGCGCCTAGCCCAGTTGCTCCGTCACCTGTTGCACCAGTAGCACCTTCACCAGCATCACCTAGCCCAGTAGCACCTAGCCCTGTAGCGCCTAGCCCTGTAGCCCCTAGCCCAGCAGCCCCTAGCCCAGCAGCGCCTAGCCCAGCAGCGCCTAGCCCTGTAGCGCCTAGCCCAGTTGCTTCATGCGATTGTGAAACACAAGGATGTACAACTACATGCTGTATCCCATGTGGAGGTATGATGAGCGGTGGATCATGCGTCTTCTGTTAATGTTTAATGGTATACTATAAAGAAAAGAGGAGGATAAAAAATGCAAAGAAAATTTATTTTAGTAATTGATGGAGAGTCTGGTCCAGATTTAGTTCTTGATGATCAGGCTACTTCACAAAGTACAGCACTATGTGCAGCATTATCTTCTAACCCAACTATTGTTGAGGTTAGTCCAGATTTGCAAATAGGCATAGGCTGGTCATGGGATGGTTCAAACTTTACTGCTCCACAGGAGTAAGTAATGTCTGAAGAACTAACCCCCTGGCAAAAATATAAACAAAATCTAGGAGATACAAGACCCTGGGATTTGGTAAACCCAAACACAGAATGGGCATCTGAAGATATTTCTAGTAATAGATATTCCATATGTCAGTCTTGTCCAGAATTACTAAGATTAACAAAACAATGTAAAAAATGTGGATGTTTTATGTATGCAAAAACAAAATTACAAGCAGCAACTTGTCCTTTAGGTAAATGGTAATATGGAAAAAATAGAATTAGCACCAGGAATAGTATCTTATAAAAATGTTTTAGATCAGTCTGATTTAAATACATTAACAGATGATATAGAAGAAAGTTTAAAAGCCTTAAACATTGACTGGCAACTTTCAGAAGTTCAGGGTTCACAATATGTCGAGGTAGACACAAATTCTAGAGATACACATATTATAGGAGTTCCGTATTACGATAAAATAGTTGAAGAATTTCATAGTCCATCAGATGCATTCTTTATAAGTTTATCTAATTTATTTTTTTCAGCATTTAATCCAAGAGAAATAGATTATAAAAATATGTATCAATTTGCAACAGACTGGCATGATCAATATGGACTTTTAAAATACGGGGTAGGTCAAAAGTTTACAAACCATATAGATGATCATATAAATCATCATAGAAGAATGTCTACAACATTTTATTTAAATGATAATTATGAGGGTGGCGAAATTTTATTTCCAAGATTTGGAATAGATCACAAACCAGAAAAAAATGAATTATTGGTTTTTCCATCTACATATGTTTATAATCATTCTGTACTTCCAGTAAAAAGTGGAACAAGATATGCTGTTGTGAGTTGGTTAAAATGATTAAAATTAAAGATCCAGAAATAATGTCAAATGTTTTTAATGATATTGATTATTTTACTTTTAAAAAATATTTATTTGAAAAACCAAAATTAGCAAAAGACTATTCTGCTGGATTTGGAAGATATTGTTTTAATGATTCATTAATTAATGAATATTCTGAAAAACTATTGCCAATTGCTAGAAAACATTTTGATAGTGAAACTTTAGTTCCATCATATTCTTTGTTTGCACATTATCAAGGAAATGAAGCATCTTTATATAAACATAGAGATGATAATGCTTGCACATATACAATTGATTATTGTGTATATCAAACAGAACCGTGGGATTTATATGTTGATGATAAAGCATATACACTTAAAGAAAATGAAGCATTAGCATATTTTGGAAACGACCAATTACACTGGAGAGAAAAATTTCCAAACCCAGAATCTGGTCATGTTGCGATGATATTTTTTCATTTTGTTGAACCAGACCATTGGTGGGTACAAAAAGGTCCAGGTTATTTAGAAGTAATTCGTGGAAACATAACGGAGGAACAATGGAATCAAAATCAGCACTAGTACTTGGAGCAGGTGGATTCATCGGAAGCCATCTTGTCAAAAAATTAAAAGAAGAAGGTTTTTGGGTTCGTGGAGTTGATTTAAAATATCCAGAACACTGGAAAACATATGCAGATGATTTTGTTATTGGAGACCTAAGACTTAAAGATGTTGTTGAGGATGTTTTAGATAAAAGATTTGACGAAGTTTACCAATTAGCAGCAGATATGGGTGGTGCAGGATACATAAACTCTGGAGATAACGATGCAGAGGTTATGGGAAATTCAATTTTAATAAATGTAAATGTTTTAAAGCAAGCAGAAAAGGTAGGAATTAAATCAGTATTCTTTTCATCTACCGCTTGTGTATATCCAGAATACAATCAGATGGATCCAGGGTCTATAAATACCAAGGAAGATTCTGTATATCCAGCAGCACCAGATACAGAGTATGGCTGGGAAAAACTTTTTAGTGAAAGACTTTACTTAGCATACAATCGTAATTACGGAATGAAAAATAAAATTGCTCGTTACCATAATGTATACGGACCATATGGAACTTGGGATGGAGGCAAAGAGAAGGCCCCAGCAGCAATTTGTCGCAAGGTAGCAAAAGCAATAGACGAAATAGAAATTTGGGGTAATGGAGAACAACACAGATCATTTTTATATATAGATGAGGCGGTAAAGGCAACTATAGATTTTTATAGAGAAGATAAATATTTTCAGCCAATTAATATAGGATCTGAGAGAAATGTTTCAATCAATGAGTTGGTAGATATAGTTTCTACAATAGCAGATAAAAAATTAACAAAAAGATATGTGGATGGCCCATTAGGAGTACATGCAAGAACATCTCATAATGAACTTATAAAAAATATTTTAGGCTATAGACCAAGCGAAGATTTAGAATACGGATTAAAGCAAACCTATGATTGGATTAAAGGCCAGATAGATAATGTCAGGTAAGATATTTTTTCAATTATACAATCCAACAGGAATGATAAATCAGGTAATGAGTTTAGAACTTGCTGTAGGCCTTGCACATGAAACGAATAAAAATTTAATTGTTCATTATGTTAGTAATAATGGAGATAATCTGTATGACTTTAGACCAGTTCCAATTTATACACCTAGTAGATGGCATAATGCTCAAAGAGAAAGTTTTACAAATCCAGATCAGTTTCCACATTTATTAGACTTGGTTGATTTTAATAAAGATTTAATTTTTATAGATCAAAAGATAGATTTTTTTAAACAACAAGAGTTTTTGGCAGAAGATATTACATCAAACTATTATTATAGTAAAGAAAGTAATATTTCTGATGATGAATTATTATTTGCTGAAAATAGACAAAGGATACCTCTAGATAAAAATGTTCATTTAAAGAGAACTCTTGGTTGGTACTCAAGATTTTTTTATAATAGAAGTTCAGAATTAGATAATACTTTATCTTCTATAAAATTTAAAAATTGTTATGTTTCTTTGGCAAATAAAATTTCTAATTCTTTAGGATCTTTTCAGGGCATGCACCTAAGATTATCTGATCACATAAAGATGTTTGACACCACACAAGACATGTTTGAGTCATGGTTAAATAAATTTGAAGAAAATAATATTCCAATAGTCGTTTCAACATGTGAACCAAATCATAAAATGGTTCAAGATAATAAGCATAGGTTTATTTTGCTAGACGAATATATTGTAAATAACTTTAGAGAAGATTTTATGGCGTTGCCATTTCAGGATGAGGTTGTTTTTGGATTAATCTGTAATCTAATACTACATGACTCAATTAATTTTGTAGGAACTTCTGGAAGCACATATACTGCATATATTCATAGAATAAGAAATCAAAAAGGAATAGAAACTTGGGATTTTTTTGATAATCCAGAAAAGGCAGAAGGAAAGCCTTACTCATGGAATAATTATAAACTTGACTTAGGAAGAAAGATGTGGTGGAGAGAATGGCCAGAATCCAAATTAAATTTATAAAAAGATTTATACTTAAATATAGAATGTGGAAAAAGTATAGAAAAATTAAAAAGTCTAATCTGATATACTAATATTTATGTTTGAAACACTCTATAATTCAGGATTAATTCCAGCAGGTCCAATAAACTCAAAAACAGATTTTATTGCTGCACATGCTGAAGTACCTAGACCAGAATATAATTACACATGGAATAGTGATGGTTTGAGATCTATTGATTTTGCTACAAAGCCAGAAATTATAGCGTTAGGTTGTTCCTTAACATTAGGACAAGGACTTCCAGTTAACCTAAGATGGACAGATCTATTATCTAAAAAAATAAATAAACCTATAGGAAATATTTCATATAGCGGAGCAGCGATCAACAAACTAGTTTCTAGTTTTTTTGGATTAATTAATAAATATGACTATGTTCCAAAAACAGTTATTTGTAATTTTGCTAATTTTGAAAGATTTTATTTTGTTACACCAAGCGGTGAGTCTATGCAAGATTGGTATATAAATTATTCTCCAAAAGTTACAAAAGCATCAGCACCATGGAATTATGAAGAAATACTACCATACGAATGGGTATATTATCAAAATTTAGAGCACATAAAAATGCTTGAAGTCTTTTGTAAAACTAATAATATTAATTTAATTTGGAGCACATGGTCAAATGCTTTATCTGAAAACAATGAATTATTTTTATCAACAGAATTTAAGAATTATGTTAAAGATATTACTAGAGCAGATTTTCCAAAAGATTTTGAGTTTACCATCAATGGCGTTAAAATAGAAAATTTACTGCCTCACTACAAAATGATTAATTGGGAACATCACGGCTGCCATAAAGATTATTATGAAAACTATAAAGATATATTTGATTATGGATATGATTATCACGCAATACCATACGATTATGGAAGAATTAAAGGACCAGGATCTCACAGACCACATCCTGGACTACACAGACAATTACACTGGGCAGACTTTTATTATCAAGAATTAACAAAAAGAAATTGGCTATGACAGAAATAGTTAAAGAATTTAAAACAACAGACGGGCTTGGTGCTATGCTGTGGAAAAAAATTTATGCAATGTCATATGCAAAACATTATGGAAAGTTATTTCAAGACACTCCAATTGAATGGTTTTTAATTCATGAGTCAGACGGTATAGATGGAGAGTCAGATCCTAAATATTTTGAGTTAATGAATAAATTTAACAACCTTCTTTACAATCCATGGAAAAATATAGATTTTGATAATATACCATATAAAGTATTATGTCCAGATATAGGATTAGGAACAGAGCCTCCAGGTTTTGCAAAAAATAATAATGATAAAGAATTTATAAAAGAAGCCACTGCATTTAATAAATTTTCTGATATTGTGCATAATTCTATAGTAATACATATTAGAAGAGGAAATGCAATACCTGAAAATCCAAGATATACGCCAGATCATTTTTATGAAAATGTTTTGAGGCAAATAGAAAGAATTGTTAATAGATGTCAATTAGAAAATCCAGATGTGTTTATTTGTACTGATTCTACAAATAAAAATTTTGTTCCAAAAGGAATAAAGCAAGAGAGAATGTGGCATCAGCCACACTTACATAAAGATTCTTCTGGTTACTATCCACACACTAGTATAGATTTTGATTTACTTAAAAATGTTTTTCCAAATTTAAAAATAAAAAATGACTTAGATACCTACGATTCTTTTATTTTTATGTTAACTGCAAAAGTCCTTGTAGTTGGAAACTCTGCATTTAGTCAGTCTGCAGGTATGCTATCTACAAACCATGTAATCGGTATGCCAGAAAAAAATGGTCTGGACTCCAGGCACAACCATTTTAAAAATAAAATAGGAGGCCTGGATCCAGCAGGCAATTTATTGTGGGAAGCCCCGCATTAAATGCTTAGTCCTTGGAGTAATGCCTTTCCAGGCAATCCAGTTTTCACCGCCATTTGACATGTGAAATGCAACTTGGGCATTTAATACTGGATTAAATAACTCATAGTTTGACTCTAATTTAAACTTATCTCTACGTTCAGGACCAAGGTCGCCAATCATATTTATTTGAAATAAGCCATAAGAACTATCTCCAGTTCTTTTGCTAAGGTTCAGCGCCATTGGTCTACCGCCAGATTCTTTCTTGGCAATAGCCCAAGCCTCCCTTAGTTTTTGACCTTCAAAACCTACTAAACGTAGTAGATTTTTAAGATCTTTGTCAGATAGATTTACAGCATTTTTGTATTTTTCTAACTGATCTTCTTTAGCCTCAGAAACACTTTTGGCCACTTTCGTGGCCTCTATTGTTTCTTCAAGCACGATATTACTATCGTTTAATCGGTTTTCAGAAGCATTAGCGACATTTGAGTAAACCCCAAAAATAGCCAATATGCTGAGTGTGCCAATGATGTTCCTATTATTATTCATAAAGTTAATCATAGTTTCCTCCTTAGAAACGAATAACACCCTTTGGGGTGCTATATTACTTCCAAGTATAACATATGTTATTTTTGTTTGTCAACTTTATAAAAATGGTATAATAATAGTATCATGGCAACAATAAATAATACAAATGACGGTGTTTTTAATCTCCCATACCCCTTATCAACAGATCCAGTAGATGTTCATGGAGATATTGAATCTTTAGTTGAAAGACTTTTAGTTGTTTTGCCACCATTAGGATTGTCACAATTTCAGATAGCAGTTAGAAATAATACAGCGTCAAGTTTAGTTGCAGGAACCCCAGTAATAGGCACTGGCTCAATTACAGTTAATGGAAATCCAAAAGTTTATGTAGAGATAGCAACCACAGATACAGATTCACCAATACTTGGATTAATTAAAACAGACATCGATGCTGGAGAAGATGGAATAGCGGTAGTTGCTGGTGTTATGGAAAACATTAATTTATCAGACGGTACTTTTGAAAATGGATCTGCCATTTATGTTAGTTCAAGTGGATGGATTACTGGAACGAGACCAGTAACAGGAAATGCAATAGCAGTCGGAGTAGTGGCACACTCTGGAAGTAATGGGGTTATTGTAGTTCAGGCAAAAGGTAATGGAACATGGGGAGCATTAAAAGACGGATTGTCTTAATATGATATAATCAACATATGGCAACTTATCGTGGATCCGCTTCTTCGTATGATATAGGTGAAAAACCACCAACAGTTATTTGGACTGTAGTTCGTGGAGACACATCTGGTTTTAAGGTTTATGTAGTAGATGATGCAGGGGACCCATTAATTATTCCAGATTGGAATATTAATATGAAAATTAAGCGTCCAAACAATACAGCAGATCTTGGAATTATCACAGATGATGCCACGCTAATTATGGATTTATATCCAGCAGCAGATGCAGATGATCTTGTAGGAGAATTTACAGTTTGGTTAACTTCTTCAGAATCTTTTATTTTACAAACTGGAGACATCTTTGATATTCAGTTATCAGATGCTACAAGAGTATGGACAGTTGCTCAGGGTAGCATGAAGATTCTTGAAGATGTAACAGATTAATGGCAAGAGCAACACTATCAAACCTGCAACATAAAACAAAATATATAAAACCAATTGACTACTCTGTAAAACAAATAAACTTAATTGCTCCAACAGTAACAATAAAGCATGACTTACCATTTAGGGTAAGATTCAAATCTATACAAATTGAAGGATACAGCGCTTCTAATCCACCCCCAATTCCGCTACAAGTGATTGGCTTTAGTAACTGGATTCTTTAAAAATATAAAAAAGGAGTTATAATAAGGTCATGGCAAAAATCTCAGTCCCAACACTAAAAACCAAGTTTCAAACTGGTGATCGTCCTTCACAACAGGATTATGAAGATTTAATTGATTCAACCTCAGCCCGTTCCACAGATCTCGGAACAATGGGTAATAATGAAAATACAATTACTGGTATTGAGAATGCCACAGTGATTGATAATTTTGATGCCACAGAGTGGCGAATGGTTAAGTATATTGTTTCCATTGCTAAGACAACAGCAGGAGATAATAAATTTTATGCAACAGAGTTGACCATCTTGGTAGACGGTACAAATGTAAATGTCTCTGAGTATGGCACGATAGACAATGATGGGAATATTGGCACCATTAGCGTCTCTAGGGTAGGAAATACAGTTTCATTAACTGTTACTCCAGACCCTGCAATTAAGCCAGTCACAGTTCGTTATGCACGAATTGGACTTAAGGCATAAATAAGGAGATAAAAAATGGCAACAGTAACAAAAGACTTTAAGGTAAAGAATGGTCTTATTGTTGAAGGCACAACAGGTACCATCGACGGTCAAGATATTCTTACAAAGAAAGTAGACGACCAAAACTATATTATTGGTCTTATTGGTGGAAC